CCTGAATGCTGGAGGCGACAACGACGACGCCCGGGATGTGTATCTACCTCAGATCGCGTCGGCACTGGACCTTCGACGCCATGTCGTCGCCGCGCTGAACGTGGACACCCCAGACCACGACCCAGACTGTGGCAAACGGGTGGACACCATGCACCGTCTCCCCACATGCGAACCCTGCCTTGAAGAACAGGAGCAGGACGATGACCGGCGAAAGCAATCGTAGGTTACACTTATCACACAGGGAAGAAATCGTGCATTTCAAGATTCAATTCATAGTGGATACGCCGCGAGGCGCTCGACGGGCATCAATACTTTTGGAAGCCGCGAATCGGCCCAAAGCAATCGAGCAGCTCAAGAAGCGGGCACCTAACGCTCGCGGTGTGGTGGTATTCAATATCACGAAGCATGGCGCATTCCTTGACGGGTGCCAATGGAAGTCCATGGTCTATTGGATGGCATGCCGGTTGTTTGACCGTGGGTTGATTGCCACCGCCCCAGGAGATGCAATCAAGAACGAAAGCAAGGTGGTGGACCTGTACGGCCAGCACTTTGCAGAGACTGGAGAATGCAATGTCAAGTGATGCGATTTGCGCCGTGGTAATAACCATTCTTTTCATAGCCATGATGGCTGCATGAGGTGACCAGTGGAACAACCGTACCAAGTACCAGACGATGAAAATGAACCGTGTGATTGCGGCACCGATGAGCATCGGTGGACCCGTGAAAGTGAGGGGTTCACGGCAGGGTCCGACGAGGGCTGTTTGAAGTGCGGCGGTGAGATTATCAAACGGGGTCATCATGGGGTGTAGACCGGGAGTCCTTAGCCGCGACTGCGGACCCGTTCGGGTGCTTGAAGTCCTCTTGCGTTGCAAGGGTGACCGAATGTGGAACCTGCCACCCAGCAAACGAAAGCGCCCTAAAGACGTAGCCGATGACCTTGATTGGCCAACATGGAAAGTCTACGCGGCGGCGAAACAGTTGAGAAAGCACGGGTATCTTGTCCGGTCACGTAGGCACAAGCCATACGTCGTGACTGAATACGGTATTCGGGCGATGAAGCGACACCAAGAACGACTCTTCAACACAGGAGAAAGACAATGAGTCAACAACACAAAGAAGCACCAAATCAAGTCAACGACATAACGGATGTGCCGGCTGCCGATTGCTACGTGGTAGCAACAGACAGGTTCATGTCCGGGTGGGGTATGGCTACCGGCAAAATCAATATTCTGATTCTGCCGTGCCAAAGCGTCGATGAGGCTCAAGACGTGGCCGACTACGCTTATGGACGGTCCGACACGAAAGCCGTTCGTATCGTCCAGCGCGAGCTGCTGGAGGCATACATGAAAGCCGACCCAGAGGACCACCTTTGGCAGTTGATGACACCTGAACGGGCAACTGCATGGTATCGCCGTGCCCCAGGTGGTGTGAAATGAGCGGACCCTTCGATGCCCCCGACGGCAGCAGACCTGAAACCTACCTTGTCACCATTCAGGCCGTTGTGCCGTGGGTGAACACCGACCCGGTAGATTGGGACTTCGCTGCCCTACTGGACTGGATTGGCCTGTATGACTCGTCAGAAGTGACGTCGGTGAAGATGGGTCCAGTACCCGCCAAGGTCAAGGACCACACAGGAGACAAGAAATGAGCGGCCAAAAGAGGCGGGTGACCGTCACCAGAATCGTTGACATTGACGTTGATGTGGGCTTCAGACCTGGGCTTGCCCAGAGTTGGTACGAGCCGGGAGAACCTGAAGAGTGGTGGATTGAAAAAGCCACCGACGAGAACGGCGACACAGTGGAGTTGACCGAAGCCGAGAAAGACGAGGCGGTAGAGAAAGCCGCCAACGACATTGAAATGGGCGACCCGGGTGAGCCGGATGACGAGCCCGACGATGACAAACCATTCTAAGCACAGTGGCAAGGACCACACAGGAGACAAGAAATGAAACCATGGCCTCACAACACAACGCAACTGCCCTACACGAAAGGCAGCGACACAAGCAAAGCCGCCGCCGACTCAATGGAAAGCCGCGCCCCGACTATCCGAAAAGAGGTGTATGACTTCATCGTGAGTAGGGGAGAACGTGGCGCGACCGATGATGAAATCGCGGCAAGCCTGAACCTCCGACATCAAACAGCGTCACCACGTCGGCGCAACCTTGTTTTGATGGGGGCCGTCCACCGTACAGAGGAAAGGCGCCCGACCAGGTCGGGTCATTCTGCGACGGTATGGATTGCCACCCCGGGTATGGACGTGCGAAGGCCGAGAGGTAGACCACCGAAAGCCCCGACCAACACATTCTCGAGGAAGCTCACGGTCTACTTGACTGATGAGCAGGATTCACAACTGGCAAGGGTAGCCCGAGACACGAATCAAACGAAGGGGCAAGTAGCCCGCCGGTTGATTGGCGTTGGGTTTGCCGTGGGAATGCACGGCGAATGGGCAATACCGGACAATCAGTGACAACTTTCACCCGCCTGAAACGTTATGTGAAGGGCACACACAGGAGCGCAATATGCGTCAGCCAATAGCAATACCGGTGCCGACCGGTTTCATGAAACTCACCTTTGAACACGAGAAAGGTGATTACACGGATTTCACGACAGCCACGCTAACCGTCAGCATTGTCAAAGACGGTGAAGAGATTGATTTGGAGGTCGGGGGAATCAAAACAGCCCCCGTATTCACGGACGAGCAAGAAAGGCTCCTGGAGGCAAAGCACCTTCGCGAGATTCGAGAAGCCCGTGAGTTGGCCGCCGTGTTTGATGCCGGTCGGAAGGTCCGCGCCATCGGGCAGGCATTCAAGTTAGCGCTCGGACCCGAAGATGACAACACAACCCGCATGCGTGAGGCCGAGATTGCGCTTCAATCGTGGTGGCGGGATGGAATAACCGAACGTCACGAAGGCTACATTCGCATTCCACAAGACCTCTAATCAACCCGGGTCGTCGGGCGTTGTGTCCGGCGACCCATTCAATCCACACAGGAGAAAGAGATGCCCAAGAAACCGAAACATCAATATTTTCACGACGCTTTGCACGCCGCCCAGGCGACCATCGGCTCAATCAGTAAGGACGCCCGAAACGATTTTCAGCATTATGATTACGTCTCGGCTGAAACGATGATTACCGAATGCCGTTCGGTATTGCTAGACAATGGAATCGTCATGTCGGCGGGTGACGTTGAATGCATCCCGTTTGCATCGGGTGACCATGGTGATGCGGTGTTGGTCCGTCAGACCACCGTGTTCTCATTCAAAGGGGAGCACCCCGAAATCGAACGCCCCATCACCGTGATGAAGGTGACCCGCGATTGGCCAGCGGTGCCACAGAAGGGGCGGCCACTGGACAAAGCAGTTGCGTCAGCGTTGACGGCAGGGTTGTCGTACACGCTTCGTGATTTCTTACTGATTCCGCGCATCGACGACGGCAGAAGTGAAATGGACCATAGCAGCCGACAACCGAAACCGCATCACCGACCAGTGGCAAGGACCACACAGGAGACACGCGTTAGCCCGGGAGAAGTGGCCGCCCTGGTCAGCGACGGTTCACCTTCATGTCCTGCGTGCGGCAGCAGGGTCTGGGATAACCGAGAGACGGCAACCGGTAGCCAGCCTCTATGGTCATGCTCGAACAAGGAGAAATGCCCGGGCGGCAAAGGCAACTTTGCGTGGGGCTCGTGGGACCCTGACCAGTTCGGGACCGTGCCCAAGAAACCGCCAGCTGCGGAAGTTCGCGATGAGCGAGGCGATGCATCTTCCCCCGATAACGACATCCCATTCTAGAGGTGACAAATGAGTGCAGCAGAAAACCTGACAAGCCTCGATTTGTATCGAGCAGCGTTTGACCTTGAAATGGAGTTGACCGAGCGAGAGGGTGTCACTGACGATGACCTTGATGCACGGCTGAATGACGTTCTTGGGTCCACCGCCGACAAACTGGACGGTCACCGGTATTACATCAACCACTTCAACGGCAGGGCTGAAACCGTACGAAAAGAAGCCCGTCGTCTCGAGCAGCGCGCGCGACAGTTAGAGAACACGTCGAAGCGCATCAAGAGGCACGCGATGCTGGTGATGGATGCGAGGGTGAAGTTGCTTGGTCCCGAACAGGGTCGCAAGGTTGCAACTGACCACGGAATCGTCTACACGCAAACCAGCCGTAGGTTGGTCATTGAGGACGAGGGCGCGTTCATCAACACGTACCGCGACACCGAATGGGTAACGCTGAAGCCGCACATCAATCGGCAAGACCTGACCAGGGCGTTGAAGTCAAATGCCGAAGTGGTTGAAGGCGTACACATGGCCGAAACGGTCACGGTCGTGTTCAAATAGTCCTTACCTGAAAACGCGGGTGAGGGGTCTCTAAGAGAGATAAGATTCCCCTCACCCGCTACACAGGAAAGGGCAACGTGCAACTGCCCCCTCACATGATAACACCATCGGTCAACCATGCCCTCCTGGACCCACGCAATCACCTTCGAGATGCCCGGTATACCCCATGCCAAGGCACGTCCGCGCTTCGTGGCATTCGGTAGAAATCGCGGCAAGGTGTACGCGGACCCGAAAAGCCAAAGGTATGAACGGGCAGTCGCGATTCATGTCAGGGCATTCACGAAGAACAAGAAACTTGCGCCGGCAGGCATGCCCGTCCGGGTGGACATCTTGGCAATGTATCCACGACCGAAGAGGTTGCTGCGGCCGAAAGACCCGGCTGGCCTGATTACCAAATGCAACCGGATGCACGGTGATTTGGACAACCACGTGAAGGCTATCCTCGATGGAATCAACCTGTCGGGGCTCTGGGATGATGACGGGCAGGTGTCATGTATCAGGGCCGAAAGTGCCTACGTTGAGAAGGGACGAAGGCCGTGCTCCCGGGTTACGGTTTACCTCCCCACACAGGACATGAATCACAGTGGCAAGGACCACACTCGAGACAACGAACGATAAGGAAAAAGAACGTGCAGTACTGGAGACCTGTCCCGCAGGCGCTGATAGCTGATTTACTGATATGCAGATGGACCAAAGAAAACCAAGCCCCTGATGCGGTGGGCTATATGGTCGTCCTCGACCGGATGATGGCAGGCGCACCATGGTCAGCCCGAAAGCTGGCAACCTATGCCGGGTGGTCAAGGTGGAAAGCAACGCAGACATTGGCACAAGCCAAGAACTTCGCGTCCACCTGGGGCACGGGCCAGCCACCTGTCACGGTTGGGTACCAGCCATATCAAACCAATGAAACCAATGACATAGCGGAGCAACCCAGCCAGAAACCAGCCAAAGAACAGCCCGAAACCAGCCACCACGGGCGCGGGTCTTACAAGAACACAACAAAACAGAACAGGAAACCAAAACACACATCATCAGAGATTGATGTGGTGTGGGAGGAGATGGAGACTGTCAGGCTTGAAGCAAATCCAAAGGGTAAACGGCGAAAGGTAGGTGGTCGTCGGCACACCTTGCAGTTGAGGGTGAACGAACACGGCAAAGACCCGGTCCTCCACGCGTGGGTCTGGTTCTGGAATAGCAACGACCGTCGTGCGCGGTACCTACGTGACGAAGGCTATGGGGTGCAGACCTTCCTTCGGGCGGGCAATCTCCGAGATTACATCGACAAAGCCAGCGACTGGACCCACGGTAACGAGACCGCCCTGGGCTGGTTTGATGATGATGATTTCGATGACACGGGCAATCTGGTTACTTTGAAACACAACACACAGGAGTAGATAATGGCATCACCGCAAATCGTGCACAAATGCTTGAATGCATTCGCCAGCAACTATGGCAAGAGCGACCGTTGGGTAGACGACACCTTGAAGCTATGGGCAAGAGGTCTGAACGACATTCACGATAAGGACCTGATTCGAGGTACCGAAGAATGGTGTCGGAAGAAGAACACACCACCTAACTTGGCACGGTTGCGTGACCTCATCGACGGCAACCCAAAGACCACGAGCCGAGTGCAACCCGATGGCTGCCCTGCGTGTGATGGTACGGGTTGGAGAGAGATGGCAAGGTGGTATCAGAACAGGGGAAAGACGGCTATTTTCACCTGCGTCGCTGCATGTGATTGCATGCTCGGTGTTCGCTTGTCGTCGGGTGGCGTTCCACAGTGGGACCGGGTTGCTGAACGTTGGAGAAACGACGGGCTAACGGATCAAGTGTTTCACTCGACGGCGGAGTATCCACACCTCACCACCGAGCAACGGATGACACCGGAGCAGCTGGCAGCGGCTAAAGAACGAGCGAAACGGGCACCGCCATCGGTCAAAGGGTGGACACGGGTGAAGGGTAACCCCTGATGCGGTTCGCATACGCGGACCCACCTTATCTCGGCTGCGGACGAAGGTACGTTGACAGTCACCCCGATGCGCTGATTTGGGATGACCCAGGAGACATCTTCGACGACCTCTTCCCGGGTACAGGTGGGGTGATGGAATCGTGGGATGCATTCGTGCGTCAAGCCAAGCTGTGGCAGCCATGAGAATCGGAAGTCTGTTCAGCGGAATCGGCGGTCTTGAGTTGGGCTTAGAGCAGGCAATCCCGGGTGCCCATACCGTGTGGCAAGTAGAAAAAGACCCGTATGCACGTCAAGTTCTTGCTCGGCATTGGCCGCGCGCATGGAGATATGAAAATGTCAAAGAAGTCGGAGCCCACAATCTCGAATCAGTCGACATCATTTGCGGAGGGTTCCCATGTCAGGACATCAGCCACGCCGGGAAGCAAGCCGGTCTCGATGGAGAAAGGTCCGGGTTGTGGTTCGAGTTTGCCCGCGTCATTCGCGAGATTGACCCCAGGCCGCGATTCGTGGTCGTGGAGAACGTGTCAGCGCTCCGTACTCGGGGGCTGGGAACCGTACTCGGGGATCTGGCCTCGCTCGGGTATGATTCAACGTGGGATTGCGTACCCGCTCAAACCATCGGCGCCCCTCACCAACGTGACCGAATGTTCATCGTCGCATACCGGTCCGATGTATCCCACGCCGACAGTTCAGGATTCGCAGAACAACGGTGGACCCTCGCAATACAGGCGGCACAGTCTGCCGCTGAACGCGGTAGTCGGTGGACCACTGAGCCCGACATTCGTAGAGTGGCTGATGGGGTTCCCCACCGGGTGGACCGACTTAGATGCTTAGGCAATGCGGTGTGCCCACCCGTGGCTCAGGCAATCGGGAATGTGATAAATCAGATAGTGGCAAGGACCACACTCGAGACAACAAATGAAACACCGGACGAACGGAGAGAATCGAAGGCTTGACCCGTCAGGCGTGTGGTTGTTCGAGACAATGTGTGGTCAGTGGGTACCGTTCCATCAAACCGGGTCACCACTGAGCATAGAATGTGTGAGATGCACGATTGAAATGCAGTCTCCCCGCCTTGATGACCATACCCACGGCATGTCGGGTTCCCGCCGGTCATCAAGGTCGGGGCTTACCCATGATGAATCATGACCGTTTGACATTGGGTAAAGAGTGACATATCAATGTCATCACGCGCGCGGGAATCATGGCAGGAAGAAAGCACACACAGGAGCAGGTCGAGGAGCGACGACATGAGGTCGAGTCCGCTCTTGCCAGTGGCCAGTGGTCAAGGCAGGTAGCACAAGGTCTTGCCGGTCGTTGGGCCGTATCGGTTCGCCAGATACTGAGGGACCGTGCCGCAGTTCTTGAGGCATGGAAGAAGCAGCACGGTGAGTGCGACACTGGACTTGAACGTGCCCGGGTGCTTGAAGAGATGCGTGGGGTGAGGGCTCGGTGCGTGCAGGTTGGCCTACGTGACCAGAAGGGAGACTCGCGGCTGGTAGCCCAAGCGGTCAACCTGTTCAGGCTAGAGGTCGAGGTCCTGGGGCTTGCCGACCCCACCCGGGTAGAGGTCGACGTGGCAATCGGCGACCCCGCACAAATGGCACTCGAGGTCGTCGCTGGGCTTCCTATGCTCGGCTCGCTTCTCGGCATGGAACCGAAACAGCTAATCGAGGCAGCCTATGAATCTGCCGGAGGTGAAGAGTGATGGACCAACCAGAAACCGGGCCATGTTTGTATGTCGTCAAGGTGTTCTCTACCGTGCAGGGAGAGGGGTCGTTGGCGGGTACTCCTGCCGTGTTCGTGAGGCTCGCCGGGTGCAATCTATGGGTAGGCACGGAGGACACCCGCGATACCGGTCGGGGCGATTGTGCGGCGTGGTGTGACACGCAGTTCAGTCGAGGGCAGGCTGTACCCTTGCCCCAGGTGCTCGAAGAAATAGGCAAATGTGCAACGGGTATGGCATGCCCCCTTGTCGTGATTACCGGCGGTGAGCCGATGCTTCAGCTGCGGAAACCTGCCGGCAAACTGTTCGTGAGGTTGCTGTTCTTGGCCGGATACGATGTATCAATCGAAACCAACGGCATGATTCAGGCCGACTTTGACCAACCGGTACACATCACAGTCAGCCCTAAAGCCATTCGGTCGGACCCTACAACGGTGGACCATATTTCACAGCGTCGAGGCGATGTGTTGAAAGTCGTTTGGCCTACTACCTTGCCGCTCAAAGAGATGGATGAGTGGTCATTTCAGGACAAGTATCTGCAACCACGTGATTCGGGGGAAGCCGTACCCGGGTCAACCCAACTCAGCGAATGCATCGAGAAGGCATCGGTGTTGGGTTGGCGGGTCAGCTTTCAGACGCACAAGATGGTGGGGTTGGAATGAAGAAGCGGCGTATTGAGTGGGCTGTCCGTGAGTTACTGGTCGGCCTGGGGCAAGACCCGGAGAGTGATGGGCTACGTGGAACCCCTGACCGGGTCGCGCGTAGTTGGGTCGAGATGCTATCGGGGTATGAGCAGGACCCGATTCAGGTAATGAAATGCACCGATGGTGCGGACGGGTTCGACCAAGAATATGACGGCATGGTGGTACTGTCGGGCATACCGTTCACCAGTACGTGCGAACACCACCTGTTGCCGTTCATCGGCACGGCTGACGTCGGGTACATACCGAACCCCGTTGGCAAGGTGGTCGGCCTATCTAAACTGGCAAGGCTTGTTGACGTGTATGCACGTCGATTGCAACTCCAAGAACGGTTGACCAGTGAGATAGCGGTGATGCTTGAACAGGCAACACAAGCCAGCGGCGTAGGGGTCCGTGTCAGGTCCGTGCATCAGTGCATGGTTTGTCGGGGTGTACGCAAGGCGGGAGTGATGGCAACTGAAGTTCTTCTCGGCTGCTTCCGAGATGGGCACGTGAGGTCTGAGTTTTGGAACCTCTGCGGAGAATAGGGGCGTGGCAAGGACCACACTCGTAACAGGTGGCAAGGACCACACAGGAGACAAGAAATGGACACGATAATCAAAGGGTTGAAACCGTTGGCTATGCCACTGGCGAAACTCACGCTTGACCCGAACAACGCACGTCAGCACCCCACACAGAACATGGCGGCACTGAAAGAAAGCCTGTCCCGGTTCGGTCAACGGCAGGTGGTGGTGGTTCAACGTGAGGGCATGAAGGTGATAGCCGGTAACGCAAGGGTCACCGCTGCCCTCGACCTGGGCTGGACCCACATCGCTGCTGTTGTTGTGGATGACGACGACCCGCGCGCCATGGCATACGCTTTGGCCGACAACCGGACTGCTGAACTGGCGTTGTGGAATCTCGAAACCCTGTGCGGGCAACTGGATGAAATCTCACAACTCGGCGACCCTGATTTGCCTGTCACGTCGTTGGGTTGGAATGAAACAGAACTTGAGCTGCTACTCAGCGCCGACTGGACACCTCCAGCAATCGACCCAAGCGTTGAGCCGTTCGACCCGTCCGACAAGGCGGCCCAAATCAAACTTGACCCTGACCAACTGAAAGTAGCCCGTTCGGTCGTGCTCCAGGTGAGGGAGCGACAAGGGGATTTCACCATGTCAGAGGGTGAGGCTTTGAGTATGGCCCTCATTGAATGGCAGGATGACAATGGCAAGGACCACACTCGAGACACGAAATGACTACCCTTAGACTCGTGGCTGGTGTTGGACCACCAGCAGGGCTTGCCCTTGGCTTGGGACCGAGAGATGACGGGTCTGATGGTCCAGCGCTTCTGGCTAGCTACCACTACATCAAGGCATGGGAACGCGAGCGCGGTAGATATTGCTATCGCGATTGGACTCTCGACAGTGGTGCATTCAGCGCATTCAACAGCGGTGCCCAAATCGACCTTGATGAATACATTGACTACTGCAAACGTGGGCTATCAACCGACGAGAAGCTGACCGAGGTTATGGCACTCGACGTCATCGGCTCCTGGAGAGGCAGCCGGAAGAACACCGAGAAGATGTGGGCACAAGGTGTCCCAGCAATACCGGTCTATCACTTAGAGGACCCGTGGGATGTCTTGGTCGGACTTGCCAAGGACTACCCGAAAATCGCTATCGGTGGGGTCGTCGGGTCGCTGCAAGGTAGGAAGGCAAAAGTTCAGTTCTACGAACAGGTATTCGCGAGGGTATGGCCGAAGCCCATGCACGGCCTCGGGTTGAGCGAGGAATGGTTGATGATGCGGTTTCCGTTCCACAGTGTCGATTCGTCGTCGTGGCAACTCGGCCCGGCTGCATATGGGGTCTGGCGTGTCGGTGGCAACTACAATGGTGGAGAGGTCGGCTTCCGTCGACTGCCGGTCAGGTCCAACAAAAGCCAAGCACATCAGCTTCGGCCCGAGGTCGACTGGCACCTCCGAATGGAGCAAAGGGTGAAAACAAGGTGGAGAAAAGAAATGGCACTATTGGAGGCTATGCTATGACAACGAACGGCAAGGACCACACTCGAGACAAGCGTTGCGTTTTGGTCAGTGGTGGAATGGACAGCACCATTCTTGCAGACCAGAACCCAGACGCTGAACGGTTGTTCATTGACTATGGGCAACCCTATGCACAAGCAGAACGGTTGGCCGTTCAGCGACTGTTCGGTGACCAGTTTTCTGAAATCATCGTGGAACGGTGCCTCCAGGAGCACGAGCAAATCTACGTGCCCGCCCGAAACCTGATGTTTGCAACGCTCGCGGCCATGCAGGGGGCAACGGAGATTCTGATTGCCGGGTTGGCCGATGACAACTGTGACGACAAAACACCACAGGCGTTCATTGACATGAGCCGAATACTGACCGACCAGTGTGGCTTCGGTGTGGTGGTTCACAGTCCATATTTCAACCTGACGAAAGCTGAACTGGCCATGGAATACGTTGAATCAGGCGGCACCCTCGAGCGGCTGTCGAGTACGTACAGTTGCTATGTCAATAACGACGGGACCCATTGCAAGGCGTGTCCTGCGTGTTTCAGGTTGGCAGTAGCACTTGAATGTGCGGGTGGTAGCCCATTCGTACCGAGCGATGAGGTCACGAAAGGGTACCTCCACAAGCTGCATGAATACGGTCCTCGCCGTCAGTGGGCTACCCTCACAGCCGCAAGAAGGTGGGGCGGCCTGGTCGCCGTTGACATCGACGGGGTACTGACCGAAGAGGTAAACGGTCACGACTACGAGAACCGAACCCCTCGACCGTCCGTGTCGCCGATGTTGAGTGAACTGTCAAACGCGACATGGATCATACTGCACACCAGCCGTCCAGAACGCGACCGTGCCGTGACTGAACAGTGGTTGGCACGCCATCGGATTTCGTACGACGGGCTACTCATGGGTAAGCCCCCTGCCGACGTCCGGGTGGATGACCTTTCGGTGCCCTCTTTGGACGCGGCCATGAGGGGGGCACCATGAAGGTCACACGTTCATATGAGTGGGATGCGGGCCATCGCGTCACGGTCCATGGAGGACAGTGCAAACATGCCCACGGGCACAGGTACAAGACCGAGGTGACCTTTGCCCTACCCGCCACACCTGACACCGGCATGGTCATAGACTTTGGCATATTGAAAACTGAGTTAGCCAAGTTCATTGATGGCAAACTTGACCATGCGTACATGGCACACCCCGCCGATGAGGTAGGTGCATTGCTCCGCGACCTGGGGCACCGGGTATTCGTTATGCCCGAACATTTGGGTCAACCCACGGCTGAGAACATCGCTCAAATGATTGGTGAGGTGATGACCGGTGTGCTGTCCGATATGCCGGGTGAGGTGGTCGGTGTTGTGGTGTACGAGACACCGAACTGCTGGGCGTCTTGGACGGCGTGATGGCTGCACGCCCGGACGTGGTGAAGTCGCATAAGATATTCAAGGCGGTGGTCCGCTTGGTCACGGACTACCCGATGGCTGCGGCTATGCTTTGGCATAATGAAGAGCCGACGAAAACCAGCCAACGGGATGCGGTTCAAGCAGCCATCACACCGGACCTGCTCACCTCGGTTCTTGTCGGTGGTAACCGTAGCGGCAAAACGGAGGCGGGCGCGCAGCTGGCAGTTGCCTATGCCATGGGTCGCGACCATCCCGCAATTCAGTCCTGGGCACGCATCAACGGGTTGGACATATCCGGCATTCAGAAGGCGCCGGGTATGGTGTGTTGCAGTTCGTTGACGGGCAACGAGTCCATCCGAATCCAGCGCCCAAAGATTATCACGTACCTTCCCAGAGAGACGAAATGGAGCAACCAGCACGGGCACGGAGAGGCAACTGCCCGCCTCCCGGGTGGTGGTTCAATCCTGTTCAAGTCCAATGACCAACGGGCACGTGCGTTTCAGGGCGCCGATTGGGACTTTCTCTGGCTAGACGAAGAGCACGACAAACCAATCTTCAGCGAGGCTCGAATGCGGCTTGTGGACCGTTCTGGTCGGGCGGTGTTCACCATGACCCCACTGAAGGGTCGCACGTGGGTCTGGGAGCAGTTCATCAATGAGCCTGAGCCCCGCAGTCTGTTCTACACGTTGCACAGCATGGACAATCCGCACATCCCTCAGGAGTATCTGAAGGCGCTGCTTGCGCGGTATGGTCCGCACGAACGGGCCGCACGTGCCCGTGGTGATTGGACAAGCATGGAAGGTCTAATCTATCCGTTCGACCGTCAGGTTCATGTGGTCCCTGCATTCGACCCGCCTTCCGAGTGGGAACGCTATGGCGGCATAGATTTCGGTACCAGAAACCCGTTCGTGTATCTGGTCGTGGCACTGGACCCGGCAGATGATGTACTGCACCTGTTCAGGTGTCACTACCAACGTGAATGGACACTCAAACAGCACGCCCAGGAGATAGACGAAATCAACGGTGACACGTGGCCTCAGTGGATTGTCGCCGACTGCGAGGACCGTGGTTCACGGTTATCGTTGGCACGGGAATATGACATTCACACGATACCCAGCCGCAAGGGCAAGGGGTCCGTCAGGGCAGGTATCAACCGGGTATGTGAACGTTTGGCACCTGACGCTAATGGTCGTCCTCATTTGGTGGTCCATGACCATCCCAGCCTGAAGCCTGTCATCAAAGAGTTTGAATCGTATTCCTGGGCAACCACACAGGCACGGAGGGATGAGCCCGACATGCCGTTGAAACGTAACGACCACGCCATGGATGCCGTTCGATATATCTGCACCAGCCTTGCCGCGAGCACGTTCAACGTCGGATAGAGTTGTGTCTCGAGTGTGGTCCTTGCCACTGGCACCAGTAGACACGAGCGACCGCCTGCGATAGCGTGAAGGCGTGTCGTCAAAGATAGCCATTCGAGACTCGTGGTTCCTGAAAGTTCTACGTGTGCTCAATCTGGTAGAGGTGGACCCCGAGGGTCGGGTTGACCACAGTGCCGGTGCGGATTTCGTTGAGGACTTGGCATTTCGTGGAGGGTACGACGCGAAGTCAGCCCTCTCGTCGCTCGCTGCCTTTCCATGGCCGTTTGCCTGCGTTCAGGCAATCAGTACCGACCTGAGTAAAGTGCCAATCACGGTACATCGTGGGTCGGGTGCAGATGCCGAGGTGCTGGATGACCACCCGTTTCTTGACCTAATCAAACAACCGTCAACCCGGGTCGGTGGGACACTGTTTCGTCGGCAGCTATACACCGACCTCGTACTCACCGGGAATGCGTTCATCCTCATTGGAGGCACGCCCATTGAGCCATTGACCCTAATCCGGTTGCATCCGTCCCGAGTGTCAATCACTCCACTGTCGGACGGTCAACCGAACATGTATCAATATGATGGTGGCGAAGGTGTGCCCAGGCGCTACACGCACGAGCAGGTGATGCACATCCGGTCACCGAGTTGGTCCGACGACCCGTCAAATCTATGGGGTACGGGTTGTGTGCAACCGTTGCACAATGACTTGACCACTGAAATGAAACAGTCTGCGTTGACTGCACGAACTGCATCAACGGGTCAACCCACGGGCATCTTGTCACCGAAAGAAGATGGCGACCGATGGAGCAAAGAGCAGATCACGACGCTCCGCAGCGCCTACGAAAACCAAATGAAGGCAGGCGGTTCAGGGGTCCTGATTCTGGGTGGACAGGCACAGTTTGACAAGGTGTCATTCACACCCCGGGAGATGGAGTTTTCGCAGGTACGCGACTTCGTCAGGTCCAGTACGCTCGCCGCGTTCGATGTGCCACCTGCCCGGGTCGGCCTTCCGAATACGAACTATGCAACCGCACTCGCTCAAAGCAAGCGGTATTGGGAAGGCTTGCAAGGCCGTGCAGCTCTCATTGATGCTGAACTGACACGGCTGGCTCGAATGTGGGGTGACGAAACCATCACGGTTCGGCATGATTTCAGTGGTGTGGACAGTCTGCAAGAATCACGAAGCGAACGTCTGCAGAGAGTCCTCTCATGGTCCATGCTTGGAGTGCCACTGGCTGATGCCGCAGCATACGAAGGGTTCGACGATTTGCCCTTTACTCCAGGCGACCAAGAGGCACCGGTTGGGCCGGTCGATTCACCGGATGAGGTGGACGAACAAGAGCAGAGCCTGATTCCGACATCGGGCACCCGTTGGTTGTCTATGGTGAATGACCATGAAGCCGTTTGGCGTGCCTTCATCGACGAAGTTCATGCGCCGACCGAACGGGCAATGCAGATGGCTATGCTGCGATACCTTCGAGGTTTGGCCGCACGTATCGCGAAACGGCTCCCCGAGGTGCTGGCAAAGAAGGCCGTCGGCGATGAACATACGGTACTCAAAGTTGATGGTGATTGGGTTGACCAACTCGTGCAAGAATATGCCGAGGGGAAGATCATGAGCGACGCCATGCGAGGTGTGGTCACCGACGCATTCAAGCGGTCCATCCGTGTTGCCAACGAGTCCATGCCCCAAGAACTGGTCGGCGACTTTGAGTGGGACCCGCCACGCCTCGACAAAGAGGTTGAAGAACAACTGGCAAGCCTTGTCACAAACACCACACCAGAAACCAAGAACTCGATTCGCAAGGTGGTCCAGGACGCTTTGTCGGCGGGTGGGACCATCGGCGAAATGCAATCCCTGATAATGAAGAACCATTCATTCGACGCAAGCAGGGCTCTCCGCATAGCGAGAACGGAAACCACCAAGAGCGTCAACGCTGGGGGCATCGCGGCATGGGAGCAACAGGCGGCAGATGCTGGTGTGGGTGTTGAGTTCAAGTGGCAGGCGCAACCCGGCGCCCGTGCCGCTCACAAGAAGTTGAACAACGTGGTTCGCGGTATCGATGGTTTCTGGGAATCAGGAGACGCGAAAGCCAAAGGTCCTGGGCAGTTTGAAGGACCGGGCGAAGCTGGTTTGAACATCAACTGCCGATGCACATTCACCCCGAGGATCATCAGATGAGCGATACCGTCAAACGAGCAATCACGGTCGAAACCCAGACCAAAGCCAATGGCACAACCACTGTCGTAGCCAGCACACCGAACCCCGACCGGTATTCGGACGTCGTTGCCAGCGATTGGAAGCTAGACGCATACATGGAGAATCCAGTGGTCCAGTTCGGTCACCGGTATGACATCCCACCCGTGGGTCGGACCGAGAACCTGACAATCGACCCGACCAACGGCAATCTGGTCGCGACTATCAAATGGGATGACAACCCAACGAACCCACTCGCCCAGACGGTGGCATCACAATATCGAAACGGGTTTCTCCGCGCCGTGAGTGTGGGGTTTCAGCCAACGGAAGCCGTTGAGCGTGCCCGCCTGCCAACCGAGCATCCAGCCCACGGGGCAAAGGGCATGTATTTCACTGGTAACCGCCTTCTTGAAATCAGCGCCGTGCCTGTGCCTGCGAACGCCGAATCACTTGCTTTGCGTGGGTTTGATATGGCGTGTCACATCCTCGACGCGGAGGAGACCGACACCGGCTATGTCATTACCTACGCCAAGGTCGAACAAGCCCCACCGACAGTAGAAGATGATGCGTGGAGTGATGAGGATGATGAGGATGATGAGGCCATGCAAATGTCACCCGATGAGACGGTCAACCCGGGTGGACCCGAAGAAGAAAAAGATTTCAATGACCGCGTTCGGTCAGCCGTGCTCGACCTCCTGGGGCACGATGACGTCGTTCGTTCAGTATTGACTCCCGTGCTCCACGACGAGAACACCACAGAACCACCTAATGGCCTCGGCGTATTGCTTGGGCTTGACAAGTAAACTGCCATGCCCTATTCCTACCAACGTAGGACTACCAACGGAGACCACTCATGTCTGACCCTATCCTGACTGAAGCGCTCGACCTTTCCACACCTGAAGCCGCACAGAAGGCGATGCATGACCTTCGTGCTGAACAGATCCGGCTGAGGGATGCCAACCGGGACCTTCGCGAAGGCATGGAGAAAAAGACCGCTGACCTTCTTGAAATCCAAAAGAAGCAGGCGGAGTTTGAAAACCGTGCTGGCAACCGGACGGTTGGCACCGAATCAGCATTGAACAAGTACGTCCGACCTGACGGCACGGTTCGTTTGAAGGGTGAGGCCACTCGAGACAAGGCGTACATGCCGGGTCTGTTGGGTGACAAGCCGGTATGTGACTGGCAGGAAGAACTGCAGAAGTCAATCGACGACTATTCGCTCGTCAAGACTCTTTCTTCCACAGGCGCCGCCCCGAAGTCTCTCGCAAGAGTGCAGGAGATTGCCCGCAAGGCACCGGTCGAGGTCCAACGTATTTTCGCCGACAGTGCGAACATCGGCGCCGAGTGGATTCCTGACGAGATGCTTCCAGACTTGGAGCGAAACCTCACGGCTGCTCGCCGGGTTGCGTCGGCATTCGACACGATGACGCTCCCGAACAAGACTACCCTTCTGCCATTCTTGACGACCGGCTTCCGTCCGTACATCAAGTCTGCCGCTACCGCCGATGACCCGGCACAGTACACAAGCAGCAGCATGGTCACGGACCAACGGACCATCACCGCAACCGGTTTCGCCGTTCGCGCCCAGGTGTCGGATGATGCGGAAGAGGACAGCATCATCGCGGTCCTTCCCACCGTCCGCGCCGAGCTGCTTCAAGCTATCGTCGACGGTGAAGAAGATGCCATTATCAACGGCGACACGGGTACTCACCAAGACACCGCCCTGGCGTCGTGGGATATTCGCGGCCGATGGGGTTCCACTGGTCTTGGCGGCACAGCCGACCACCGCCGGGCATGGCTCGGATTGCGCGCACGTGCATATGACGTGACGAACACGTTGGACCGTGCGGCGTTCACCGCTGCAACCCTTCTCGCGGACCGTGCGACCCTTGATAGCCCTCACGGCATCGACGGCTCGCTCATCATCATCACCAGTCCTGAAGCCTACTTTTCTAAGTTGCTTGCCATGGATGAGGTCCAGACGATGGACGTATTCCCGCAGCCGACAATTGTATCTGGCCAGCTTGGCCAAGTGTACGGAATGCCAATCGTGGTCAGCGAGTTTCTGTCGACGGACCTTCCCGCGACGGGACTTTACACAACTGGCGGTTCGTCCTCGAGCATGATGATT